AACATTAATAGTTACCAAATGGATTTGATTCTGAAAAATCTAAAATAGAATCTGCTTCTGTTTCAATTTCTTCGTTTTGCTTGTATTTATCGGGAGCAGTAGTGTTTGCGGTGGAGACCCTAACATCATAGGCAGCACCAGACTTTGCTCCAGTAATTGTTTCACCTGGAGCAAAGGAACCGTTAATATTGCTGACCTGTAGTGTATATGTGCTACTAGTCCATCTCTTAACTCTTGCAGTTGTTCCAGATACAGATCCTGTTACAACTTCATTTCTCCAATAAGTTCCTACACCAACAGTTTCAGCAGCACCGACAGTGACAGTTGGAGGACCATCATATCCAGAACCTGAATTAATAATATACAATTGTGTGACCGTTCCTGTAGACCCAACTACGGCACGTGCAGTTGCTGTTTCAATTCCAACATTCGGTGATGAAATTGTAACAATAGGTGTTTCTGCATATCCAGCACCAGCATTAGTGATTGTGAGAGATGTAACACCTCTAACAGTATTGTTAGTTGCTATACCACAAGTCGCCGCAGCCCCAGTCCCTCCACCTCCGACAAATGATATGGTTGGAGGTTGTATATATCCTGAACCAGAATTTGTAATTAAAATTTCCTTAATGGAAGTTACATTACTTATTGTTGTAGTTATAGCAACAGCAGTTGCAGTAGTTCCTGATCCAACATCTGGTGAAGAAAAGACTACTGTAGGGGCACTTGTATATCCTCCTCCATCATTATTAAGAGTAATATTTTTAACATAACCAGTTTCAATTCCTGCTGTAGCAGTAGCGGTAGTTGTTCCAGCACCTGCCATTATCAGGTCTATAATGTAACCAGTTTGTTCCATGACATCACTGATTTCATCGACAGTCGTATCAATAACTTCATCTTCATATTCGAATAGTTCACATTTTAATTCGTAAACATAATTTTTTCCTAATTGGTAAAAAGGATTTTCATGTTCTACAAATTTGACTTCAAATATCCTTTGACCTAAGGGAAAATAAATTAAATCACCTTCTCTAGGTCTTGATGATACAGTAATCTCATCATCATCCATGTCATCTAGGAATGGTGAAATGAAATCTTCAAATCTTTCTTTGGAAACAGTTAAAGATAACTCATCTCTAATACTTACACCAAATTTTGTCATTATATCACCAGCGCCACTATAACCATCAAAGTTATTAATGTATGCTTCCAATAAAAAGTTATCATCAAATGTTGATGATTGAATCTCTTCAATAATAGTTTGTTTTCTTACAAACTTTCTTGGGATGTAGGTTACTTCTACACCATAAATCTTGAGTTGCTCATTGATCAACTCCTGTACAAGTCTTTGCTCGCCATAAGAGCCTTGTAAGAAAAAGGGATTTAGTGCCATTATCCAATAAAGTCGTAGGGAGGAAGTTCATAATCCATTGCCATTCTTGACTTTATCTCTTGCAACTCTCTTTCAGCATCATCATACAGTTGTCTTCCATTCAATTCAATTCCACCTGGAAGTTTGACTCCATTAAACTTAATAAGATTTTGACCCCACTGTCTCTTTATGAGAGAGGTCAAATAAAGTTTTAAGAAACTATCGTTATAAACTCCAGTAAAAGTATTTGGATCTAAAATTCTATAGCAATCTAAAACTATGTAATCTCCAGCGGTCTGGGCACCCCAATCAATATCCAAATACAATCTATTCTGTCGTTTGTTAAATCTTATTTGCTTATCGGTAGTCAGTAAGAAATCAATATCTTCAAGATACGATTTTGTCATAGCATACTGAAGAAGTTCTACAGAATTAAAATAATATAAATCATTCAAGAATAATTGATATTTAATACTAAACATTCCACCAGATATTGAACTGGTGTCGAATCTAAAAATCTTTTCAACACCAATTACTGAATCTGGAATCTGTATAAAGTTTGCTGTCTCATAAAAACTTGAAGATACTGATCCATATCCAGTAATATTTGTTGAGGTTGCTGTGGTTGTTGTTATACCTGTTGTATTAATGCTTCCGCTTTGATTTGTTGCCTTACCTCTATTAATATCATCCTGAGAAATTTGATATTTGAGATACATTCTTTCAATACCATCAAAGTGTCTCTCTTGGAAATACTGGAGAGCATCATCAACCAAATCATCAATTTGGTCGTCGTCTACGTTAATTTCCAATACTGGAGCACCTAAACGCCTAAGACAATAATCAATAAGTTCTTGGCGTGTTGATGGTTTTGCCATTAGAATTCCTCAGAGGATGAATTATCTGTTTTTGATGGTTTTCTGTTATTTTTTACTTTTAATTTTTCAATTTCATCATTTTGCTCATTGACCTTTCTCGTCAATGCATCAATCATTTGATTTGAACTTAGCAATCTTGCTTCTAAAGCAATAACTTGATTAAACAAATCAGAAGACTTTTGTTGATATACTGCAATAAAATTTTTATAATCGTTTTCAGTCATATTAAAGATATTAAAAAGGGTAGGATTGCTCCTACCCATATTTATAAGTTATTCATTATTTATTATCAGAATGTGCCACAATCAATTAAGGTATTTTCCAAAACTACTTGACTTTGAGTGCTATCAAAATAGAGAACTGTAGATCCTGCTCCAGCAGGATTTCCACTTAAATCGTTAATGAATAATTTTCCAATTTCAACATCTGCATATGTTACTGATGAAAGGACATTAGTAACTGATTCTGTGACAGATGAAGCAATTGCAATTCTTGTTGCCGAATCATCCCAATATACAGCAGCTTGTTTTGCTGCGCTATCAAAATAGTGGAAGATAATACCGATATCAAGATTTAAGTCTGAAGTGGGTGGAACAAGAGAACCCGCACTATTGATCAGACCAACTTCAATTAACTTATCTTCAACAAGAAGTGATTCGGTATTTACTTCTGTTGAATTTCCAGTTACAAACAGATTTCCAGCAACTGTTAAGTTGGTGCTAATTGCAACAACTCCAGTTGTATCAGCAATTGTGATGGATGCTGTTCCATCATTTGCCTTAATATTTGATACTTCAAGATTTGTTGTATTAACGTCAGTTGCAACCGTTAATGTAGTGCCATCAAAGGTGAGATTACCACTATCGGTAATTTCACTAGAAGCACCAGCAAGAAGAACGCGTTGGTTAGTTAAAGTAGAAACAACTAAGTTGCTTGAGAATGTTGAAACACCAACAACATTCAAATGATCGTCAATAACTACACGACCAGTTGCAGAATCTAATGTAAGATCTCCTGCAGAAGTGTCAATTTCAGAATTGCCGCTAATACCAATTTGTACTGCATCAACTACAGCACCAGTTGCAAATGTACCAATTCCAGAGAAATTTGCGTGTCTCCACCTCTTTGGATCTTGACCTTGACCAATATCGAACGAATCGTCCGAATTTGGTATAAGGTTAGAAATAAATTCACCAGCAACATTGATGTCATCAGTGTCAGCGTCACCAAGATTGATTGTTCCGCCACGGAAGGTTGCGACACCAACAAATTCTGATACACCATCTACTTTCAGATTACCGCCGACATTGAGATTCTTCTCAATACCAACTCCACCTTCTACTATAACAGCACCAGTATCTTTGTCTGTTGACTGGGTAGTGTTACTAAATGTGGTGATTCCAGAGAAGTCTGCTACCGCATTGACATCAAAGAAAGTTCCATTAACAGTTGTAATTCCTGTTAATATTGTATCCGTAAATGTAAATGAATTTGATGACCAACTTAAAGTGCCAGTTCCATCATTTCTGAGAACACTTCCAAATGCACCTTGAGTTCCTGGAAGAGTATATGTAACAATTCCAACAAGTGTATTGGGAGATTCAAGAGATATATAATTACTACCATCCTTGTCTACAAGATTAAGTTTGGCGGAATTAGTTGCATCTTCTCTGGTCCAGTATCTCTGAGAACCAAAAAATTTGTTATTTGATAAAGTATTATCTAATCCAATATAAAAATCATACTTGTCAGTGGTAAAACCAGGCTCACCTGCTTTCAACGCTGGCAGATTACTAAAGGCACCTCTTTTAAACTGTAATACAGGAGTCGCCATTTCTAACTACTTTTCCTTTTATACTTATTTAGTTCATTTATTTCTCACCAAACGCCACCATCATAGGCATCATCATCAACACCATCTGCTAAATCGACAACTTGGTCCGCTGGAACATGTATATATTTCGATGTTGCAGTATCATACATTAAAAATGTACGATTAGCTCTCGCATTAGTATCAACATCAGTTGCTGCAGCGATTGAGTTGGCAGCAGATTTGTTTGATGCAATTACTTTTGTTCCTTGTCTTTGACCTACTCTTACTCTAATGTTTGCCATTAGCGAGTTGCTCCTTGACTTACGATTGCCATACCCTCAACAACTCTATCCCTTGTTCCGGATGAATCGGTAATCAATACATCATATACATAACGACCAGGTTTTAACGCTGCAGTTTGCGTCGTTGATAATCCAATATTAATTTGACCACCAGTAACATCCGCAACACTGGTAGTGAATGTTGTAACTCCCGTAGCTGCTGGATGTTTTCTCATTTGGGAGGATACTGTATATCCAGTCAAATTTAACAGAGAATTGGTATTCACATTTTCTAAGGTAAATGACTGAGAAAATGTAGTTCCCGTGTTAATAACAATATTACTGACGTAAACTGCCATTTTATAGTGAGGTCTTTAGAAGTATTTATGCCAAACCAGAGATAGCAAAGTTTTTAATCACTTCTTGCTGTTTGAGATAAAGTTTGAAATAAGACTTGGCAAAGTTTTTTAATTCATCAACATCTAAATCGTCAATAAGTCTTGAGTATTTTTCATACTCAAACATCTTGTTCATTGATTCTAGTTGAATTTTGTCTGGGTCCATTGATGATCTCCATAAGTAGGGACTTGATTTCACTAATATCGTTTTTTAGACCTTCTATTTCTTCTCTTTGCCTTTTTCTTTCCGCCTTCATTCTAATATACTCATTATATTTTTGTGTATCAGTATTAACAATAGCACCTGAGTCTTCACGAAACAGGTGCTTGTGACCTTCAACTCTCAACATATTATGCAAGAGCGATCACTCTAAGATCTTTAAATCTTGGAGCAAATGCTTCATTTGTTCCACTCATTACTATCTTGATTCTGAATCCGTTAAATTGTTCTAAATTATCAACACTAAATTGATATTCTAAAAACTCACCATCTCTGCTTGATGGGACGAAAGCATCTGCTCTACCGGTATTATTACCAGTTTTAATTATCTTATCGCCATATCCATCACCATCAGTATCCTTTAAGTTATCATATCCAGGGAATAGATCAAATGATTGCTCAACTCCATCAGAATCTGCTCTAAACAGTTGATAAAGAACTCTAAAGTCTGCTGAAGAATGTCTGTATGAAGATACTAAGACCTTCAGGGATGATGCGGGTTGTTTTAATGTTACCTTTCTAGAAACATAAATCGCTGAGTGTGGATCATTATCGATACTATTCACAGATGGGTTAGATCTATAGTCTGAAATGGGATTATTAACCCTATTTCTACCATAAACAATAGCACTATTTTGAGTATCAATAACTGGAGAAAGATTTGAATCAGTTGATGACATTGTAATGCCAATTGTGAATGACTTGTTTCTTGGTAGATTAGTCAATCTTTGAGTTTCATTTACTTCGGATGCTACCAATCTTGGAGAAGATAAAGAATTCTGCTCATTTATTTGTACAGATTCAAATCCAAGATCATTGAAGGATACTTCAGTTCCACCAGAACTAGTTCCAGAGACTGATCTGATTTGTGCAGATGCTGTTGTATTTTCTCCAGGAGTTATAATATTAAACTGTGGTAAGATTGTATTATATTGAACATTTCTGGATCCAGAAATGTTCTTACCACCGACGTAATTTTGATCAATAAAACTGAGTTGATTGTCTCCAGTGCTTCTTGTAGTTCTATCAATTTGTAAATAATACGTATCGAGATCAACAGATGTTTTTAATTCGGTATCTGTTGGCATATTATGCTCAGTATTAATTCTGGTTAAAGAAACGCCATTTAATTCATAACCATAAACTTTATCATCAATATTATGTATTCTTGGTATTGAACTATCAATACCTCTTGTTCCAATTCCAAGTGTTCCTGCTGGAGCAGATCCTGGAGTTATACTATTATAGTAAATAATCTCATTGTTTATTTTAATATAACCACTTGATGTCGTTATTCCCTCAAAAGTTGCAAAAACAGTAGTATTTGCAACTGATATTGTAGTATCATTGAGACCTAATTGTGCTGTCAATGATGTTGGTATGGTATTTGGTTCTATATTTGCCAAAGTAACAATGTTGTTATCAGAATGCATACCATGATTAAACTGATTAACTTCAATTACTCTTCCATCATACAAACTATTTGGTGCTGTAGATGAAGTAATGTCCGTATTAGCAAATGATACTGATGTTGATCCCTCATAAACAACTAAATCTTGTCCAACTGTAAATTCTTCACCTTGAACATTTGTCAGATATAATGTATCAATTCCATCAACTGTTGTTACATCAATAATAGCACCTGTCCCTTTATCAACGCTACTTGTTGTAATTCCAAGTCTATCTCCTATAGAGTAACCTGATCCTCCGTATGTTATTGATGCTGCTGATATAGTTCCGCTAGCAAAAGTTACAAGACCAATTGCACCAGATCCAGATCCAGTAATTGAATATAATGGAACATTTGAATATGTTCCAGTGCTGTATCCAGATCCAACTGATGTACTATAAGATATAGTGCTTATTGCAGCACCAACTCTTTCAATAAATCCATAGGGACCGCCAGAAGATGTAGTATCGCTTACCTTTTTGCCAGGAACAAGAATAGAATCTAAAATCTGTGTAGTTGTAATGCCAACAGTCAGTTTTCTTGGCAAAGTTTTGATTGAATCATTATTCATCTCTGATGATTCATGATCCGTATCTAGTCTTGGATTATAGAAGTATGCAGTTCCTGATCTGGAAGTAAAGTTTGCTTTATAAAGTTTAAACTTGAGATCTTCAAATTGGCTAGCAGTCCATATAGTTCCATTTTGAGATTTAAATAGACTTCCACCAATATATTGTTTTGTTACAATAACACTTTCTGCATCAGGTAAAGTTGAAGTATTAACAGTCTTTTCACCCATTCTTGCAATCCAAGCTTCATATTGATCTGTATATGGTGAAAGAAGTACCACCGCATACTCGGTTTCTGGTTGTAAGTAAATTGGTGATGGGAAAGTTACTTTTGTAGCGACAGATCCATCATTTGAAGTATTAATTTGAGATGGATCCAAAGCCACTCTAGCATAATCTTCTACCAACTGATCAGTAGGAGTTCCAAGCTCCACAGTTCTTATTTCAACAAATACTTTTTCATTTTCATCTTTGTTGGCAAAGAACAAGTCAATTGAAGTCAAGAATGCACCAGTTTCATCGACAGTAAATGTCTGAGCAAGAGGATCCTTTCCTCCTCCTCCTCCGCCTCCAGCTGGTGGTGGAGGTGGGGGTGGAGTTCTAACTGTTACTCTAGTCTGCTTATAAGTATCAACAATTCCGCTAGTTCTGTATGTGGTTTCCCCACTACTAATCAGTAAACTTCCGGGAAGTGGAGTAGCATTTGTTGAACTTGACGTTAGTTTAAATGTCTTAGTTCCCGTAGTAAACCTTATAGAAGGTGGTGGTGTTGTTAAAGGATCCTTGAAGAAGAATGATCCTCCAACATCCCCAAATGTATCTGTAATTAATCTATTGTTTGTTATTGTTGCCTGAGCACCACTTGTTTCACCAAGCAAAGTCATTCCAATGGTAATGTATCCATTATACTTCCCAATTACTTCATCCGACAAAGATTCCGTATCAATATTTAAAACAGTTGATGATGCTGAATATGATGTTGGTAGTGTGACAGCCTTATCATATGGATTCAGCGATATTGTTGTTGTTGGACTATTGTATGTTCCTGTTTTGTGATTTGGTTGAATTATTCTTGCAGTAAATAAGTTAGTAGATCCATGATATCCCCTAACAGTTTCTCCTACCTGGAAAGATCCAGATACCATTGCAATTTCAATTAATTTTGGAATAATTTCAAGACCGGATGAACCATCAAAGAATGGATAGTATCTTGTTAATGGTTTTAATCCACCACTAACAAATGTTACGTTTCTTGAGCGGATATAAGGATCTGGTTTGCTAGAAATTTTAATCGTTTCAATATATGTTCCATTCCAATTTCCAATTTCCGATCTAGTTCCCCCATCAATGTAAACGTTTCTTACCCAATTGTCAGATGCTGGATTTAATTGGATTCTACCAATAAACTCAATCATGTTGAATGGGTTTACATTCTCAACTCTAGAAGCAAGAGGTTGTTCAATCCAACCCTTTTCTTCATATTTGAGAGTAATCAAATCTCCAGTCTTTTGGACATTTGGATCTAAAAGTTTTAAATTTGTGCTAAAGTCGGCAGTATTAACATCAATTGATGGATCGACTGATATTTCTGGTTTTAGAGTATAAAAATCTAATGGAGACATTAACTCCTGATTATCAGAATCTATATCAGATTTTGACAAATCAACATCTAATCTGGAAGGATCTTTAAAATCATCTACAAAAAATCCACTCTTGAATCTATCAAGACCATCAAAATCAGTTATTTGTAATGTTTTTGTATTAAGTTCCAAAAGTGAAAGAGAAGTTAAAACTTCAAGATTTTCAATTCTATCTTCAAGTTTTCCAATATCTCTCATAGTATATCTTCTATTATCTACAAGAGTGATTTTTACATCATCAGTATTAAACAAATATGCTGGATATTCTAAAGTAGCAATATCCATTGCCTCTTCCACATTCACTGGAGGTTTTGGATTTCTGCTAGAAGCACCTTTGATAACGCTGAAAATTCCAGATTTATCAAGAACTACTTTATCAATTCTTGGGAGATAGAAATCATATCCAACAAGAGCACTTTCCTCTGGTTTTACAATATGTGTTGGAGTTGTTCCTGCCACTTCAAAAGATCTACTATCAAAGTGGAAAGGTGAGATTGTTGCTATTCCACTAATTGGTGCTACACGAGGTCTAAAATCTAAAGTATCAGATGATCTTGTTCCGTCACCCAATAGTGGAATATCATTAGTATATCTCTCATCGGAATAAGAGTTTACTGTGTATACATCTCCATTATCATCAGATGGAACAGTATAGTGATCGAAGATTACCAGCAGTTGGTGGGATGGAATATATTGATTATTCTTTCTTACAATTCTGGAATAATCATAATATTGATCTTTGTGACCCTTATCTAAGTTAAATTTATTAGTAATATCCTGATAATTTCCGATTGTAATTGTTTGTATTGTTGTTATGATATTAGATTCTTCAAAAACAACAGTTTCTCCAGGAATAAAATCATTAGAATTCAAATATACAAACTCAACAGAAGTTGCTGATGATCTAGTTACAATTTGACCAATTGCATTTGAATCTCTACCAATAATCTTCTCCCCAAGAATCGAATTGGTGTCTAAACCAAGACCTGATGGGAAACTAAGTGAATCTAATGTTGATGGATTTGAATCATATGATTCATGTATTGCAATAACTTTTACAACATCGGGAGTATTTAAAGAAATTTCTTTATCTTCAACTCTAAGTCCATAAACAGTGCTCGTTGTCAATCCAGACAAACTTGTAGAAAATCCAGAAATATTTTTATTTACAACTATTTTAGAACTTCTTGTATATTCTTTTTTTCTATTTCTAATGCCATTCTTTCTTAGAGTGACATTTACAGTTACATTACTAGATTGTGATGGGGTAAGACCAGATAAAGTTACTGAAGTCCCATCCGAACTTAAAGTAAATTGATCCGAAGTTAAATCTTCAATAGATCCATCCGCATAAAATACAGAATATCTTTCTGGATCAAAAGTTTCAAAGAATGCACTTGTTATTCCAGTTGGAATGGATAATGTAGTTCTTCCATTAACATCTGTAGTTTGTTCTCTAAGTTGACTATTGATAGTTATATTTGATCCAGAAAGATTTACGGAAGAAATATTATCCGAAGATAGTTTTGAATACAATCCTCCAGAATTTTTAACTTCTGGATATCCTATAGAAAATGGAACTGTCACTGTTCCTGAAGGTAGTGGTCCATGACAAACACCACTTACACCAGGAACGCCAGAAACAATCATAGAAGATCCATCTGCTGAAACAGAAGTAACTCTATTATAAGATTCTGTAGATAAACCGGATGTTTGATATCTAATTATTGAACCAACTTTTATATCACTAAAATTCTTACCGGGAGATGTTACATTACCTGCAGCAGTAATTGAGATATTATCTGCTATGCCAAAACCTTTTGGTAATTTTCTTTGAAGAACAGTATCTGCTCCAAAATCTACTTTTAACTCCGAAGATAATGATGTAGAATCTTGATATACTGATTTTATATCTTCAACGCCATAAGAAGTAATCGAAGTTGTAGGTGGAGATATCGCCAAATTTAAATCTGTTCTTCCAGATACAGTTAATCTCTCATTTGGGATAAAAGATCCTGAGGTTTGAGTCAAAGTTATAACGTTTCCAGTGCTGTTAGATATTGTATATCCTGTAGCACCACTACTTTCTCCTCGAATTAGACTAGACTTACTAATATCGGTGAATGTATTTATAACGATGGTAGTATATGTTTGAACATCAAATAGATATAAATCCCACTCTGTGGTTGCATCCACATATGCAGCATCAGTCAAACTAAAAGAATAAATTCTAGCTTCACCAATTAAATTTCCAGTTCCTGAAGATGTTGATGATTTTCTTTGATTATATAATTTAACTGTATTATAGTTGTTGTTTAATCCAATAAATGGAGATCCTGAAACATTATTAACCCTAAGTAGAGTCCCAAATTCAAAAGGAATTAAAGATTGCGAAACCGTTTCTTTATCTCTTGGTTTTTCTACGTCTAATATAGTTGTTCCTACAGATTCAATATCGTATCCCCTAACATATGCTTTTCCTGGCGATACTTTTACACAAGCTAAATCATCCGATGGGGTATTACCTTGTTCGGTAGACTGTGAGGATGTAAATACACCTCCATTTGAAAGATTATTATTTAAAGACTCTTTTACCTCAATATCAAACTTACCGACAGAATAATCTCCAGACTCTTCATAAGTCCTCTTGGCAAAATAATCCCTGATTATACTGTATTCAGATTTATTTTGTAATTTTTTAATTTCACCGTTATCAACTCTAAGAAGTTCTACAAAGTTTTTATCATTATAATCATCTAAACTTTTCTTAGATAATTTTGTATATATTTTTAATCTATCTGCACCCGGTGCTGAGTAATTTGAAAAACCTTTAGCATTATCATAAAGTGAAGGATCGTCTTTTGCTGTGACGAGTTCCTCATAAATTGATAGACCAACCCTATATGAGGGGAAGGATGAATATGGATCAAGAACTAATTTGTCTGATGATACCTGTACAAAAGTGCCTCTGATAAAATAAACACCTTCGCCTACTGAGGCAGAAGATCCTCTATAGCAAGCATTTTGTGCAATAAGAGATGCTACAGTATCTCCACTACTGATAGTGGTATTACCATAAGTGAATGACTCATCCGTGATAAGAATTTCACCATCTTCAAAATAAGAAATATTATTTCCAGTTCCAGAACTTAAATATTTGACAAATAATGTTACGTCGGTAATATCATCAGAATCTTCTGGCGTTAGATACTTATCTACTACCGCAACAATATCTGATGCCGCTCCCCTAATTCTTTTTCCTACCAAATAATCCGCATAAACAGTAACATCAATTCCAAGATGCTCCTGATTTATTTTTACCGAATAATATTCAGAATCATAGTTAATATTTCCAGGGATCACCATTGATCCCTCTTTAAACATATGACTTCCAAATGATTCTACTTGATTTTGTAGAATTGATTGTAAAGCCGTTAATTCCCTAGCTTGAATAGGGTGCCCTGGTTTAAATAAAACCCTGTAGAAATTATCATTTTTATCAAAATCGTCATAATATGGACTTATATTGAGATTCGTTTTCTGTGGCATTTTTTAAAATTCCAGGATAATTTTAACGTCTTCTTTTTGTCTAGAATTCCTAGGGATCACTGGGCGATTATCAAGATAAATTATATCTCCCGACCCTTTATTTATCTCAGGAGAAGCAATTCCATTTGTAAATACTGATCCTAAAGAAATTACTTTGTTTCCAGTTGGATTTGTTGTGATACCGGTAAACCCGGTGTCAATTGTTCCAACGAAAGTTGATGATGTTACATTATTTGTAGTTGATTCAAATTCATATGAATAAGCATCCGTAGATACACCAACATAGTCAGTAGTATCGTATGTTGTTTGATTCAAGAATAAACTTCTTTCTTGGAAGTATTTTACAACCTTAGTTTCACTATCATATGAAGCAACATATGCCTTAGCAGTTCCATTAGTGACAGACTGAGAAATGACATCTCCAACACTTGGTGTGCCTGTTACACTTAAGAATTTTAATGCTCCCAACGATGAATATTGATTATCAGTAAATATTTGAGTTGATCCAATTGATGTTGGATTTTTCACTACACCAATTTGTGACAGTGAAGTATCCGTTGGGAAATCTTTTGTTGAATCATCAAATCTAGCATATAGTAATACTTTATCCGATCCAAGTTCCTTGTATAGGTCATATCCATGACCTTTGGATGGTGGAATTATTGGGATTAATTTTGCATTTACAGATACTGTATTGCTAATTGAACCCAAATCAACTATTCCATAAGTATAATTTTTTCCGCCAGCAGATACTAAAGTATTTGTTATTCTTCCTGATGTATCAACATCAACAACAACTTTGGCTCCAGATCCATCACCAATTATATCAAGTTCATGAGATCCGGTTGAGTATCCAACTCCTTGATCTTCAATATATACTTTCTTTATTTGATTATCATTATCATCCGAGTTTGCATTATCTCTAACTGCAGATATTTGCGTATTTGTTGATGTGCTCCAATCATTTGGTAGAGTAATATACTCGGTAGAATCAAATTTGATGATATCTGATGGCGAAATACTGTAAAGATATTTCCATACATATCCATCGCCACTTTGACCAGCCTTGGATGGTTCCAAATCTGTAAACGCGGGTTCATCCAAAGATGCATTACCAAGTGTATTGATTCCTGATGAACCGTTATCTATACATACGTATACTTTATATTCACTATTTACAACATAATAGTTTGAATCATAAAGTCTAGAAGATTTTGTCAGTGGAGACAAATTGTTTATACTATAATCGTGACGATACATTTCGTAACGAGTTCCACTATTCCAATCAATTTTTCTTGCTAGTCTTCTTACATTAGAGGAAGTCACCTTTTTCCCATACATGGAAACACTACCAACAAAATTCAAATATTCATCATTATCTGTTGGTATTGGTGTATTGGTATCCCAATCAGCATCTCTACCAAATCCAGATGATTTTGGATTTGGTAGACCTACAAAAACATAATATGAATTAGAAGCATCATTAACTGAATCTAAAAAGTTACTAGCGTTTAATATTCTAAACTGATCTGTTACAATTGCCGCCATCGTAATAGCTTTTTTCTATATTTATAAGTATCACAGATCCTTTCTCAAGGATCCATTATCACGCAGTCCATATCCTCTTCTCTGAATTGTTGGGAATGTTGATAATCCAGAATCAACAACTAATCCAGTTACCCCAATAGAGATTGGTGAAGTGGATCTTGAGAACCCTGATAATCTACCCCAAGAGAATTTACCTACAGGATTTGTTGAGAATCCGACAGTAGACAAACCAATTATATTTGTTGTAGATAATACATTAGCAACAATCTCAGCACTTGTAGATGCTATGGAAATTGACTGTATCAAATAAATGTTATCGGCAAATGTTGTTCCGATTCCAACCAAGTTAGAATCGCTATCATCAATAGAGGTTACGCCAGATCCAACTGCGGTATCATAGATCAAAATTGGATATCCAACTGCAAGATCGCCATTCATATCTGAAGAATTCAAATTAAACTTAATTGCCAAAGGATTACCACCCGTTCCAGTGGTTGTTCCAATTCCAGTAACGATGCCAGAGAATCCCTGAACGTCACTGATGTTTGTTATTCTTTCATAAGAAATACTGGGATCTGGTGCCAATACTTTTGGTGGATTTGAAACACTATATCCAGCTCCTGGATTTACAATAGATACTGAAGTTATAGATCCTCCAGCGCCAATAGTTCCAGTTGCTGTTGCAGTTACGCCAATACCAAGACCAGAAGTTGTTCCAAGACCAACATATATGTGTTTTGGAGGTGCAATAGATATACTTACTGAACCTGAAGAATATCCAGATCCACCATCATTGATCGTTAAAGAACTAATTGTTCCACCAGAAGAAACGTTAGCACTAATATTTGCAGGAATTAGATCCTGTTCTTGAATAATAATTCCATCAACATTGAGAATTGTAATTGCAGATTCATTTTCTTCATAATTGAAGAATTGGGCATCATCAACAAATATTTCAGTATCTGATGTTGTAAGATCGCCAATTACTTTTGCTGTTGGGTATACTTGAAGTTCAATAGAATCTCTAGATTTTGTTACAATCTCTTGACCGATGATATAATCTTTTTTCTGCTTTATCCAATCAGTTGGTTTATAATTTACATCATCAATTCCAGCTCCACTGTAAAGGTTTGTCTCTACACTTGAAGAAGAAATACCGATGACCAGTCTATTTTCTTGTTCGATAGTATTTGGTATATTGTTGTTTCTACGAACCTGGACAGAATCGCCAATTTTTATGGTTTCTATCACATTTTCAAGTTTACTATCAACACCTCTAGTTCCTCTGTAGAAGAATATATCAACTATATCTTCATCTGTAGGAGCCTCAGTAAATCTGAAAGATGTTCCACCACTAAAAGTATATGCTTCTCCTGGTTCTTGGATAACTCCATTTATGAATATCAGCAAAACTGAATTCATATCAAATCCAGGCTGACTGGTCTCAAAACTCAACAGTTGTGAATTATAGTAAAGTGGGAATCTGACTCTTAATCCATCCTGTAAATCTTTAATTGAATCAATAAAGTCCAGTTCTCCAAATTGCCATGATGAGAAGGAGTCTGTAAATGTATCTAAAACTGTAAGTTCAAAATCTTCTACCGGTGAAGAAAGATTTTTGTCAGTAACCAATCCAACTGGTTTAAATACATCTCCTACTTGGAATCCGTATCCGGGTCTAGTGATTTTGAAGTTTTTAACTTCATACATGGTTGATCCAATTCCAGTTGTTGAACTGGATCCAACATCAACCGATAACAATAAACCAGTTCCAGTATCTGTAGTAGATCCAACTCCAAGTCTTGAAACGCCAGTTATTTGAAGATTTTCATAAGATGGTGGAGAAACTAATATAGATGGACTTGTATATCCAGTTCCACCAGATCCGACTACAAATGATAATGTTCCACCAGCACCAACATTTGCGGTGATTGATGCAACATCGCCAATATGACCACTTTCGAATACAGATACACCAATAGAAACTATTCCATTGTATCCAGAACCGACTCTATCTGTTGTTCCAAGACCGACTGATACGATTGATCCTCCAGCACCAACTACAGCGGTCACAGACGCTCCTACAAGAGGTGCATACCCCAATCCTGGTGTTGATCCAAGAGAAACAATTATTCCTCCTCTTGGAAGTTGATTTTGGTTAACGTCATAATCTGAAATTAAAATTCCACCAGAGGTTGATATTCCAGTAAAAATTGCACTTGTTATTCCAGAATTTTCTGCATAATCATAGTTATTTCCTGAATTATTTTGCGTAGTTGGTGTTTGGAAGATATTGTTAATAAAGAGAACACCACTTCCAGTTTCAATACCTGTTGTATTTGCACCACCAACTGTCAATTGATATGTTTGACCAATTCCAGTAAATGACTTCGAAATATTATCATAAATCTTATTTGTTTCATAATCTTGTCTCAAATAAACTCTTCCGGAGAAATCAGATCTCTCATATAAAAGATTTCCATCATCTCTAATTTCACTGCTATTTCCTCTAGGAGGATCTGTAAAATGTATCTTGTTGTCTACAATATTAAATGAACCAAGATAAATTCTTGCCTCAGTTCCATCTGTATGTGTAGTTGCTGAAGATCCAACAAATCCTCTTCCTGCTTTAATGATATTAAAAGATCCAGATCCTGTAATTGGACCTAAAGAAGTTGTTCCAAGACCTACAGATTCAACTTCAATATATTCATCATCAATTTTTAAAATATCACCAGGTATAATCGAAGAAATTCCTGAAACAGCAAAGTATGTTGCAGCAGATCCGACTGTTCCACCATTATCTTGTAAGGTGTATGATACGTTAGTATACGCAATTGGACTTTGGACAATACCATCAATGGTGATGATGGATTTTTCCATCTTTTTAAACATTTCCAAAGTATGAGCATTTCCACTTCCATAGGAACTAAATGTAATTCCTGTTCCAGAATTTGCATCAGATCTAGTAGTTGCCAATTGGAATTGATTATCATTCAGTTTGATAGCAAAAACATTTGATGGAAGATTTCCCGCACCAGATACTTGAATATCACTATACGCTATTCCAGTGAACGATGATCCAGACTCATAGATTAATTCTTCTCCTGTGCTAAAGAAATGATTATTGACCGTAAATGTTCCAGTTGCTAAGTTTAATGCTCCATCAGGATCAAATGATTTTTCAAATACTGGTATTCCAGAAGTTTTTGCTTCAAAACTAGTCTTATTAACTCTATCACCATTGATAGCATTATAAAATGCTGTTAAAAGATTTTCAGTTACACTTCCATATGTTAAAGGTTTTGGAATATTAACTATGTCAGTTTCTGTTTGAATTATTTCGCTATAAGTTTGAATCGTAATAGAATCAGTTATACCAGCATCTGGGAAGAACTCTATACTTAAATCAGTTCCATTGAGATTTGACCCAAATGTTCCTATTCCAGTTTTGCTACCATTTGACATAAATGGATACTGGACAATATGAGAATTTGTTTCGTCATGAATAACTATAAATTGGTGTAATGCTGAAGTATTACCATATCCAACTTTTGCTACCGACTTAATTGTTGTAACATCACTTGAAGATACTGTAAATACTGTCGATACTCCAGACGAATTTATAAAATTGCTTTGAAGTCTAGCAGTATTTTCCGATCCAGATGGTTGATCCTGAGATAAGAATCTGTATGTTCCAATACCAGAAGAAGTTGCTCCAAATCCAACAATTTTTGATCTGAGGAATACATCAGAAGATTCATTGTTGGTGTAATTTATTGACAAAATACCAGAATCTATATTTGCTCCAAAAGATCCTATAAAGTTACCTGCTGATATACTGGAATCATCGTTATTGAAAGACAATTCAGATATAAAAGTATCTGTTCCATTATGATCAACATATAATTCAACATAATTGATTGAATCATTGCTGGTATTTTCAACCTCAACATTTAAGAATAAACCTTCGTTAGATGCAGATGCTACGCTGATTATTGGTTGTGTTGATCCAATACCAACAGAAACATTAGATCCTGTAAGATTGACAAAACCAACAGATTCTGAACCAGTGCTTCCAGACAATGAAGATGTGAAACTATTCTTTATAACTTTAATATCATAATCAAAATCATATTTTTCTTCTGGAGTAAATCTCAGAGATAATTCATCAGCAGGGGAAATATTTGCCACTAAATCACAAATCTCATTGGCAGTAGAATATACAGATCCTTTTTGAACCGTTATTACATTTCCAGTTGCTGTTGGCAGTGTTATTATTTCTGTAGATTGTCTTTCATTGTTATTTGGATTGATGACCTGAACTAAGAATCTGTTATACTTACTTTCAATATCATACTCATGCACATCAGTGTATAAGTCATTAGTGGAATCATTGCTTGAAAATTCATAATTTACATTATCAAGTATTAAAACTTTGTTAGTTACACAATCAATATAATCCGTTAATTTTTTATTTTCAAATTGTAAAAACTTAGATTTTGGTCCAACTACATCAATATCGACAGTTAAATCAAATGCATTTATTGTATCAACTCTTCTTTCGGAAGATACATCAACAACTGCAACTGCAGACGCCTGTATTCCAGTTCCAATTCCTGCTTTAACAGATTGTATTATTGCAGTATCTGCGAAATTTTTGAGACCTGATGTATGCAGAAGTCTATTTACAGGATTTATTTGCTCATCATAAGTTATTGGACTCTTAATTGTATAAGAAAGATTTTGATAGTAATCATTGTCTGGTAAAACTTGTGTATCTAAGTTTAACTTTCCAACGTCGTCAGACCATCCTATATCTTTTCTCAGAGAGTAATCAATGGTAAATGATGCTTTATTTTCTTCTATGGAACTTATAGTTGCTTTAGTTCCAGAATCTTTTCCAATAACAACCTCATTTTTTGTCAGTTGATAAGAACCATATACCTTTATTTGATTGTTTATACTTTCAGTAATAATCAGATCAGTTTCAATATATGATCCATTTTTTTGAACAAATAAGAATTCTCCAATATTAAATTCTTGCGAATCTTGAATTACATTAAATGTTGGATAATTTGATTCTTTAATTATAGATGCAAAGGATGTTGTTTGACTGGTAAGAGCTATACCTGGATTTGAAGTATATTCTGAAATATTAAATTCAACCTCTGCTGGATTTGTATTTCTGTATGCGGTAACATCAAAAAACTTATATCCGAGATCTGGTGAATTAAATCCATCTCCAGATGATCCCAATTTTTGTATATTTTCAACAAAGACCCTATCACCAACATTAAATGCATTAGTGCTAAATCCTAAGATTGGTGT